TCAGCCTAATAATCGTATTTTGTGGGATGCTCCTAACTACACTGTTGGTGACGGTGTTCCAGACTATTCTGTTCAAACTACGAAATGGAACGTTGAAAATAAAGACTGGCTTACAGAAGATAGTGACAAAATGTTTTATGATGTTGAAGAAAAAGTAAATGCAGAAGATAAAAGTTACGAATAATGGATAGACTTATATATAATTTTTTTGGACTACTAGACAAGATGTTTTCAAAGATAGATAATATATTCAAAAGGAAAAAGAAATGAACCTAGTAGATTTGTTAAAAAAAAACATAGTAATGGTACCTGTAGTGGCTTCAGTTTTAGTGGGAACATTTACGGGTGTACGTTATATTGTTAATCTTACTGATACTATTAATTCAAACCAACAAGAAATAATAAATCTTCAAAGAGATTTAACTCAAGCACAAAAAAATATTACTGAAATCAATACAAGACTATCTTCTGCTGAAGCAACATGGCAGATGGCAGAAAATTTATATAGACAATTAGCTGATCAAGTTAGAGAACATAGTTATGACATCAAAGATCTTAACCGGGAAATTAATTATTAGGATGTATTATGGAGATAGCCAGGATGGATTACAGATTTACAGCGATACTAATAATTATGTTAACTCTACTAGCTTTGTTTGGTGGACCAGCGCATAGTAGAAATGAGTATCTTAATAATGGTACTAATACTTGTAGCACTGGCGATGTGTCAGTTTCAATTGACCAAAGAGATTCCGACTCTAATTATAGGCATTACTCTCCTTCTTCTAATTATGACAATTATGGTGAAGATAGAAGTATAAGATTTACTTGGAGAAAATATTTAGGTTCAGCCTGTACTGATGAATTTAAAGCTGTTCAACAAGAAAATATGGAACTAAAACAACAATTAGAGCTTATGAAAATGTGTGGAAAAGTTAATAAAAACCCTACTTTGAACAACAATCCTAACTTCAAACTTTTGGTTTCTAAATGTTCTGGTATAATAATCCCCGATGATAAAATTCAAAAACCAGATGGAAGCTATTGGGATTCAATTAAAGATGATTATAAAAAAGAAAATCCTGACATCAAACTTATGGGTGATAAAATTATAAGATGAGTAATAAACCATTAAACATTGGAGAAGAGGCACGGGTGCAGATGCCGATGAAAACGGTTGCTAGCCTGATCGTGCTGGTAGCAATGGGTGTGCTCGGATACACAGAGCTGACTGCAAGATTAGTGTCGTTAGAGACATCACGTGAGTTGTTTGAAAATGATTTACTTAAAAAATCTGAACAAGTGCCTACCGATCAAGAACAACATTTTTTAATTGAGGATCTTTATAAGTCCGTTGAGAAAATGGAAGAGACTCAAGAGATGAATATGACTAACAAAGTTAATATAGAATTTTTAAGAGAACAATTAGATAAAGCATTAGTTGATATCGAGGATTTAAAAGATAAGGTAAGAGCAAATGGAAACAGTCATTAGCACAGTGGTTGCACTTTGTATGTTTGTAGCAGGTGAATTAAAAGAACATAGAATCCAACCTGCAATGAGTGATTGTCTTAAAGGAAAGAGGGTTGCAGAACGTACAGCGAATGATAATATTAAATACATGTGTGGAAAAGTAGAAGCAGAGTTAGAAGAAAACATAGACGGATCTAAAGCAATCAAAAAAATTATCGATGAATCTAAGTAGAAATTTTACCCTTTTAGAATTAATTAAATCGGACACAGCAGTCCGAAAAGGGATTAATAATAATCCAAACGCAGGTCAAATAGAAAAACTAAAAGCACTTTGTGAAAATATTTTACAACCCGTGCGGGACCATTTTGGTAGAGTTAAAGTGACATCAGGATTCCGTAGTGAAGATTTATGTTTAGCTATCGGCAGCTCTAGAAATTCACAGCATGCAAAAGCTGAGGCCGCAGACTTCGAATGTGTTGGAGTTGATAATGCTGAAGTAGCTGATTGGATTAAAAAAAATCTTCAGACAGATCAGTTGATTCTCGAATACTATACCCCCGGAGAACCTAACTCGGGATGGATACATTGTAGCTGGATACCCGAGGGAAGACGAGAACAATTTTTACTTGCACATAGAGTAGAAGGTAAGACTAAATATAAACCAATAATTGGAAAAGCAAAGGACTTAGTATAATGGCTATAGGACGAGGACAAATATCTGCACAAGTAGATGGTAAGTTAAGAGGTGCTAGAGGTGAAAAAAAGAAAAAATTACAAGTTAAAAAGAAACTTAATAGCAAAAAACCTAAGGTCTTCAAAGTTTAGTCAAAAAGTGATACAATCCAAGAAATTGTACAACCGTAAAAAGGATATTAATGGCAACTTCAGGGACTACGACATTTGATTTATCTATAGAAGAAATCATACAAGAAGCTTACGAAAGATGTGGAATGACCACGACAAGCGGTCATAGCCTTAGATCAGCGAGAACAAGCCTTAACTTATTATTTGCAGAATGGGCCAACAGAGGCATTCATTTATGGAAAGTATCCTTACATGAGAATCAATTAGTTTTAGGTCAAGCTGAATATGCTGTTGATTCTGGAGTTAGTGATGTTTTAGAAGCTTTTGTTTCAACTACTGGTGCAGGTGCTAATACTGTAAATACTCAAGATGTGTCTTTAACAAAAATAGATAGATCAGCTTACGCAGCTTTACCTAATAAGTTGGCTAAAGGTCAACCATCACAATACTATGTAGATAGACAAGAAATACCAAAAATATATTTATATCAAGCACCAGATTTAAACACTTACACTTATTTAAAATATTATGTTATTAAAAGAATACAAGATGCAGGGGCTTACACTAATGATGCAGATGTAGTATTTAGATTTTTACCTTGTATGGTTGCAGGGCTAGCTTATTACTTAGCTATGAAAAACTCACCAGAACTAGTTCAACAAAATAAATTAATATACGAAGATCAATTAAAAAGAGCTTTGGATGAAGATGGTCAAAGAGCTTCAACATATATTACACCTCAATCTTTTTACCCTAACGGAATTTAACTATGGCAAAATGGGCGACAGGAAGAAGATCATTAGCAATATCAGATAGATCCGGTATGGCTTTTCCATATCAAGAAATGGTAAAAGAGTGGAATGGTTCTTTAGTGCATAACTCAGAATTTGAACCTAAACATCCTCAGATTAGAAGAAAACGTAATGTTGCAGATGCAATAGCTTTACAAAACACAAGACCACAAAAATTTCAACAACCACAAACAGTTGCTAGTAATGATACTACTGAATCTAATTCAGGAGGAACCATGGTTGGTGTGGCTAATCTAACTCTTCCTGGTAATTTTGCTTATATCACAGCTCAACCTGCAAGTGTTTTAACAAGTGCTGGTGTTGTAATAAGCACTATGAAACCAGCTGACCCTTCTTTGCAAAATAGAAGAAGAAAATTAATTATGACAACAGGAACTGTAACAGTGAGTATTACATAATGGCCATAAGTTATTCAGATTTTTTAACACAAGTGAGAAACTTTACTGAAGTAGATAGTAATGTTTTAAGCGATACAATTATTGGACAATTTATAAGAAATGTAGAATTAGATGTTGCAGGTAAAGTTGATTATGATGATACAAGAAAATATGCAACATCATCATTTACTGCAAATAAAAGATATTTAGTCACTCCTGCAGATTTTTTAATTATTAGATCCCTTCAAGTTTTTAATTCAACTGATCAAACAGGGGATAGAACTTTTATGGAGAAAAGAGATACTAGTTTTATAACAGAATATAATGGCAGTGGTGCTACAGGATTACCTAAATATTATGCTAACTGGGATGAATCATCTATTGTAGTTGCACCAACACCAGACCAATCTTATGCAGTACAGTTAAATTATATTATCACACCACCTAACTTTACGTCCTCTAACACTACTTATTTATCAGAATACCAGCAAGGTATGCTTTTAGATGGAGTTTTATCAGAGGCTTATGGATTTTTAAAAGGGCCGATGGATATGTACAATCTATATAAAAGTAAGTATAATGAAGGTGTACAGAATTTTGCTCTCCAACAAATGGGGAGAAGAAGACGAGCAGAATACGA